ATCATACATACGATTACGCATGTTTAGGATCTCCTGACCACCACTTCTCTGCTGAACAGCGATGTCGGCAAAACTCTCCATCTCCCTCTTTTGGGAATATTCGACCGCGGGTTCAAAATTGTTATTTTGTACTTCGACAGGAGCTTTGACTACCGGTGTTTCAGCCTCTTTCGCAGGTGGAGGAGGTGGTTTAGACTTAGTACTCAAAGTTCGACCAGCATAAACGAGACCGGCCACAGCCATGAGCGAAATGGGATCAGCCATTCTTACTTCTTACCGACATTTTTATTAGCGTACCTTTGCTGAAAGAGACCATTCTGGAGCTCAGCACGGGTGCTCGAGGGCTCGTATCTCATGGTACGCAGAGGGAGTTTGCACTCCATGTTAGAAAGTGGGAAGAGGTTGCGCTCATAGGTTTGGACGATGTTCTTATTGAAACGGGACGTGGATTGGGGACGGAGTTGATCACTCGTATCTATGTATTGGGCTGGGGAACCCTTACCCGCCATGTAAGGGGCGGTACCGTACAACATGGTGTTGGGACGGCAGCTACCGCAGTTGATACTACTGGGCTGGGGATACACGAACACCTCGTCAGTCGCCTTGACAGAGGGGACGGCACCCGCATTTTGAACTCTAGAAAGGCCAGGCTGAAGCTGATACGCCATTTATTATTACACGAGAATATTTATCTAACTGTAAGTTCCTCCCCCACCTCGCACACTTCCTCCACCACGGGGACCCCTGATGTCCCCATCACCACCTAGACCCGCGAACGCCTCGAGCTGAACACCTCGAGCGTTGGGGTTGCAAAAGCGGGTGTCACTCTTGCACATTGGACCATTCTTGGGTCCGTAGAGCCACTCAGCGAACGCCGTCTGGTCGCCTGGAATTTTCGTCACGGGGTTCGAAACAAACTGGCGATCCACAGCATTCCTCATATATTTTGGAAGAGGGGAACGAGAACGACCACCATCCATAGGAATTCTGTCACTGGTATAGCTCTGCACAAAAGGCTTGACAGTGGGATAATAACAAGCCTCTAACCTGTTAGGAGCATCAGTGTAATCGGTGATAAGCACGTTACCCAAAGGGTTATCTTCTGTGGGCATCTGACACGTCGCACCCTCGAAGGTCTGACCATATGTCTCCTTCACCATCTTAGACCGATAAAGAACGAAAATGACCGAGAGAACCGTCGCACCCAACACGAAAATGCGAGGATCACGACGAATGAGATAAATGAGACAAGTCGCATAAATTACGAAACGAGAGGCGGCATTGATACGATCTTCTGGGGTTTGCTCACTGGTTGGCCAGAATTGCGAAACCCTGTCAGCTCGGATGAGCTGCTGAGGATCATCAAACCAAACTTTCATTTAGTATAGACGGAGGTTTATTTTTTAGGAAGACTACCAAGCATGTTGCCCATCATCTTCATGAGAGCATCCTGGTTGAGCTCACCATCACCATCCTGAAGCTTGTCTGCACAATCCTTCGCAATACCCTCAATCATCTTTAGGGTGTCGTCGGGAATGGAAGTGATGGTGGTTCCAAGCATGTAGAGGGTCTGAAGATACTGCCAAGTTGCAGACTTGGTGTTTGCCGTCATTCGCTCCCAATACGACTTGATGTTGAGATCCTTGAGAAAGTCAATCGTCTCAATCTCATTGAGGAGGAAAGTCTCATCCTTCGCGGAAATCTTGTCAGCGTAGGGAGTGACACCCTTCATGAAAGCATCTACGACGAGACGGGGGTTGGTGGACTTCAACACATCAAAGGAAGTCAACATCTTCTTGATGCCTTTTTCATCTGGAAAAGTCTTGTGCAATTCCACAAGAAATTGACTGAGCATATCGTTAAACGCAGTAACGGACGCCATTTTCTTATTCTAATTGTTTAATCTTTAAGTCTAAAAAGGCTCGGTAGAAATAGCCTCCTTCTGGCCAATACCACCAGACACGATGAAAAACACGAGGATCGCGTTGAGGGCGGCGGGCTTCGTGTACTTGTTGAGTTCGAGTTTACCCTCATTGTTGAGGTGAGCCTTGAGATGAATGTAAGCCGCTGTGATACCTCCCGCGATGAGAGCAGCGCTCATAGGGTCACGCAGATAGTCGGAGAGTTCCATTTAATTATAGCCAACTTTTTTTGTACGCTGTTCAGGTGCGTCTCCAAAGAACACATCGTCATCGTCGGGCTGGGGCTGAGCTTGGGGCTGAGGCTGAGGCTGGGGTTCCATCTCATGTTCTGGTTCAGGTTCCATCTCGGGAGCCTGGACACCCGGAACGGTCTTGAACTCATTCTCTAGACCAGTAGGCTCGGGATCGGGGCCAGTCATTGGCTCGGGCTCGGGCTCTGGGAAAGGCTCGGGCTCAGGTTCGGGCTCTGGCTCTGGGAAAGGCTCTTCCCCACCGTCGAGTACATCGGGATCAGTGCCATCATGAATCTCACCGTCGAGAGAAATGTCGCGGGTCTCCTGAGCCATGTACGTCTGAAGGATCTGTTGCACTGGAATGAGCTCCTTCACGGTACTCTCGATGCAAAGAGAGAAACGCTCAGTGAGCTTCTCATCTCTCAAATATTCACTCTGCTCTTCACCAAAGACGTATGGATCCTTGTAAAGATCTCTGGCGATGTTGTTGTAGCAGGTCTGAATGAAAACCTCCTCGGTGGGAAGCTTGAGGGAAATCTTCTTGTTGTCCGCCTTGAGACGAACAGCGGAGAGGATCTTGGTGCACGCTACGAAAACAGCCGCGAGTAGATCACTGAACCAAGCGCATCGATTGGTGATGTTATCACAGTGGTTCTTAGACATCGCGTTAGACCAGTTAGGCACCTCCTTGAGAAGCTTCTGGAACATGATGAGAACCTTGCGACCCTTGGAAATCTTCACAGCTTCGTTGTACATATCCTGAAACACTTCAATCATAGCTGGGCACATGATGAGGCACATCTGTCCTAAGTATTCACGTTTGGCCTCAACAAGAATATTGAGATTGTCCATTTATGATTAAAGTGGGTTTTAAATTAACATTTACTACGCACTCCTCCTGTACTTGTTCGCCATCTTCTTGAGGTTCATGAGATTTGGGAAATCGGCATCCTCCTCGCTCTCCCTCTTCTCCTTTTTCTTTTTTGGAATTACCCACGAGACGTATATATCGTGGTCACTCACGAGTTTTACTGTGAACCCACCGAGTACAAACTGTCTCGCGATGTATCTCGCTGCTGCAGATCTGTCGAATACTGGATATCCTATGAGGAATGATGGTACCGACAGGAAAAGTTGTTTGTGACCAAGTTCTACAGATTGTTTAATTTTGGAAGAGAACTGTTCATAGATTTTTGTGTAAATTTCTTTTCGAATTTGTTTTCTCTTCTCATCAATCTTGGTGACATCATCGATGCTGATCATTACAATTACTCTAATTTATTTTTTACCGAATCCAACTCAGCCTTGGTGGGGAAAGCCACCTCCTTGACAAGCTTGTAGTCGAGGAATTCCTTACCGGGAGCACCATCCGTGAAAGCGGTAACATCACTGGGTGCATCGACACCGAGAGGCTGGGATCGAAGAGATACGAGGCGAACCTTGCCATTCTCAACCTCATAAGAGGCGACAACCGAGAAGCCAAAAGAAAAGCCATCCTTCTTGATAGTCATGAACATACACTCGAAGATGTCCTTCTCCTCACCCTTGTACTGGTTAATCGCAGTCGTCTCGATGATGTAGGTGCACAGACCAGTACGCTTAGAAATCTCCTTGTTCGCTTGGAGAACAAACTCTTCGACCATGTCGTTGTCGACAACAACCTCATCCACCTTGGTGTATTTGGAAAGATCTGGTCTGGGATCGGTAAGCTTCACGGTGCCAGTAGGCTTCGTGTAGCCTGAGAGACCGAACGCCTCTGTGAAAGATTCACGAGAGGTCGTGAGAAAAATTACCACCACGAGGAGAATGATCACAACCAAGTAATTCATATTTACTATAATGCGTTAATTTTTTTTTACAAAATACCCTATAGATAATAGATGTCGCTCCTGATTTACAGCCCGAGATGCAAACATTCTATGGATGTGATCGAGTACATTAACAAAGTTCCCCAGCTGAAGCAGCTCGTGCATTATCACAACATCAATACACAGGGTATTCCTCCAAACTATAGGAACAAAATCAACCGTGTACCCACCATGCTCACGAAGAATGGTAAGATCCTCGTGGGCAACGAGATTAAGAACTGGCTTGACTCACTGTTGCCTAAGAAGGAAGTCGAGCACTCTGAAATCGGTGCGTTCGGATGTTCTATGACCAGTCTAGATGGAAATGATAACACGGGTATGTTCAGTCTCGACGATTATGGTAAATCCCTACAACCAGCCATGACCAAAGAACTCGAAGAGAAGATTAACCGCGAAGTGTCGAAGGGTGTCGCCTATACAGATTTAAAGATGTAACGCATGATTTGAATAATCATGAAACTTGTCACGATACAGGCTTCCGCTTTCAAGTCAACTTTTGAAGTACTGAAAGACATTCTCAATGATGTGAATATCTATTTTAGACCCAAGGGTATGTACGTCGTGACCCTGGATACGGCGAGAACTTCTCTCATCGATATGTTTCTCGCAGCCGACAACTTTGAGGAGTACCACTGCGATCAAGAAGAAGTCATCGCTGGTATCAACATTTCAAACACTTTCAAACTTTTGAAGACGATCACGAACAACGATGTACTCAAGATTTCCATCACCTCCAAAGAGTATATGGACATCGAGATT